GCATCCGCTCTGAAGCCTCATAGGACCACAGCTTAAGGTTAACGTTTCTAGGGAACCAGAACTGACCAGCGGCTCTAGAGGATTTATCTGCGTAGCTTTCCATGCCTAGCTGATAGGCTAATAGGGGAAAGTAAATGTCTACGGCTTGTTGGTAGGTAGGGGCAATAAGAGCTACATTCTTGTTAGGGACACTCTCATCAAGCTCCATTAGTTCTTGTACAGCTATCATTGCAGCTGTAGCACCTAAGTAAGACTTGCCAAAGCCCCGTGAGGCACACGCTACAGCGTACCTACAGTCATTCTCTATAAAGAGGGATTCAATAACATCGGACTGGCCTTCGTTTAATACTATCTCTTGCACTGTTAGATCCTTTGAACAAACTTAGCTATGTGACTTACAAATGGTAATAGCATAATAGCCATTAACAGGTTAACCCCTGTGTGTACTACTGCAATCCTTAGTGTGTCATCTTTAGGCATACCATCAGAGACTAATATACCAGCTAGCCATATAGTGCCAGTAGTACCTAAGTTAGCCCCTAATACAGCAGCGATGGCAGCTGGAAGAGGGACAGCACCAGAGGCTACTAAGGCGATTATTGCCGTGGTAGATAGACTAGAGCTTTGCCATGCTAATGTAAGAACAATAGCACCAAAGAACATAAAGATAGGATTAGCAATGAACCACTGTAGGTGTTCCATGTTACCCATCGATTTCATTCCACCAGAGAACATCTTGAGACCTATATAGAAGACTATAAGACCTACAATTACTTGTATGTGATGTGGCATAATACTTTTCCGTTATTATTATATGACTATATCTAACAATTTGCTACCTGGACTCTGTGTAACAACTCTACCGTGTCTGTCATAACCACTATTATGATTGTGGAATAACAGTACATCGAGTCTTTCTGCAGGGTCTACTACTCTTAGCGTACTTGTTGGTGTTTGAGGTACTTTGACATTCGGGTAATCAGTAGGTTGTAGTTTAGGCATATAAGGGTTAGAATAAAACGTATCTCCATAAGAGTTAGCATTAATCATCCTTAACTCTCCGTGTAAGAGTAATAGCTACAGGCTTCTTTTCTGTAATCTCTTGCTCTAACTTATCGGGTATCTTCTTATAGCCGTACATCATTAAGTTGTTAATAAGTGTACCTTGTGTAGCTACTAGCTGTGCGTAAGCACCACCACCTAACGGGTGTTCCTCGCTGTGATGTTTAGTAAGCTGTTCTTCAATGTAGTTATATTTTTGAACCATCATTTCAATGGGATCGAACGCTAGTTCTTCAAGCTTCTTAACAGATGCCATAGAATTAATGCCTTTAGATCCTTTAGGACGACCCGCGCCTTCACGTTTACCGCCATTCTTATTCTTGCGATTATCTATTCTCATTGGACCTCCAAAGTCTCTGGGGAATTCTGGTTTTTCATTCAGTGAAAAATAAAATTCTTTAGTTACAATCTCTTACAATTTATTTAAAACTTGTCTAATAAATAATTGTTTTTACTCATTAAAATTACGGTATTTTTCTGAAAGAGCTATCTTAAGAATCTCAAGTTGTTCCTTAAGAGAATCGATCTCTCTCTTCTGTATTTGTAGTTGTCTTTCTAAAGACGCAATAGCGTCATCATCTGATTGTCTTGCAAGCATAAAAGTTTTAAATAAACCAAGAAAACCAGCCGAAGCTATTACAACAAACATACCAAGAGAAGCAGGTAAGTATTGTAATATTTCATTCATTGTATCACTTTCGTTTACCAAGTAAAGCACCAAAAACAAACATCATAGTAAGAGTGTAAGGCACAGAAACAGCAGATAACAAATTTAGTCCGCCGTATTCCACCCAAGCAGTAAAGCTCAAGTTACACCAGAAAGCACTCGATAAGAGGTTAAAGATAAGTCTATAAGTCAAACTAGAAGAAAACAGCTGTCCGATTGCTATCAGGACTGTCAGCCATATTAGTTCTATTGGTAAAACAATTACCGAAAACTTTACAAACAAGAGAGTAAAGGCTACTAACAAGAGGCCAACTCCTGAAGCCATCTCTAGACTTCTACCGTAAGTAAGACTTGTGAAGGGAACCTTGAAAGGTTTTAGTTTAGTGCAAAGACGATTAATCATAACTTTTTCTGTCTATTTTAAATAACATTTTAAATATCCCTTTAGAGTTTCTTTTTAATACAAAAACAAAAACAATTCTTCTTTACGTAACTCTAGTAATAACTAAGAAGACTACCCCCAAAGGTACCTTCTTCAAAGTTATATATCATAAGCGATCACTATTTTCTAACCATAAAAATAAGGAAAAAAAAAATTTAAGGGGGTCTCCCCTACTCTCTAACAAGCAACCCGAAGGCTACCTGAAAGAGAGTAAGGGAGTAGACTAGAGGACATAACCCTCCAGCCCGTTAATTTTACCTTCGTACATAGAGGTATGATCATTCCAAAGTAACCAGTGCTCATTACCTCTGTACTCAACAATCATTTTTTCTAAGTATTCTTCTTTTTCAACCTTAATATAAGTAACTAAGAGGTGGTCTACGTTAGACTTCTTAGGGTGAAAGATTTCAACCATTATATTTCCTCTAAGAGAACTATCTCTACGTTCTCAGGGTTGTCTAGCTTAGATACCATTTCGTAGTGTTCCTTTGTTGTTACAATTACAGGGTAGTACCCCGCTTCAATAAAGCCGTTAGGGGTCGTTACTTCCCATCGATGAAAAGACCACGGCAAGTTACCTATTTCTAAGTTAATAGCACCAAGCTTCTCAGGGATAGGGTCAGTAGCAATAATGGTCATGTCAGGGTGTTTCCAACAATACCTAATGAGTTCTTCTGTGAATTTATCTATACCATAAATAGCGACGAAGCCAAGATAACCATACTCTTTGTAATAGTCTTCATAGGCTGTCTTGGGTGAGTGTTTAAGTTTAATCTTTTTAACAGGGCCAGGGGAATCCTTTTTAGGACGCCCCCTGCCACGCTTCTCTTCATTCAGAGACATCTGTTTCTTCCTTAAGTTTTGCATTAAGTTCACTAAAACCACCAACCATTTCTAGTATAGTGGGTACGCTCATTCTATCAAGATCTAGTACTAAAGACCTGTAGGCTTTGTAAGAGTCACTTTTTTGATCTAGTTGAGATAGGTTAACTTCTACAAACTCTTTGTTGTTTTCTTCTAGTAATTCTTTAGCCATACTACAAAACAGGCAGTTGTCTTTACTAATAACAAGATACATTAATCTTCCTCTTCTTCCCAGTCTTCTGTAGCTTCTAACTCAACTCCATCTTCAAACCCTGCTGAAAAGACTTCATAAAGAATGTCTTCAAAAGACATTTTAGGGTCTAACTCGTAAGTCTCCATAAACTCATCAAAACTAAAAGAGATGACCTGTTCAAGAGCTTCACTAATCTGTTCTACTTCATCATTAGAGATTTTCATTTTTTATAAGTACCTTCTACTATGTTTAAGATATCGCCACGGCATAAGCCAATGTCGTTTAGTTCCACTTCGTTTAAGTTGCTTAGTTCTTTATAGGTTCGTCTTTGTTCAGCTGTCCACACACCAAAAAGTTTTTTCCACATCGTCTTATTCCGTTTATTAAAGGTCTTCGTCTACCATAGCCAATGCTCCGATGAGCATAGCCTTTACCATTTCAGAGTTGTCATCCATAGCAATGCAAATTAAATCATCATTTTCGTTATCCCAAGTTATTACAATAGCATTCTTATCAAAGACCTGTTCTAGTTGATCCATGATCCATTCGTGATTTGCGTAAGGCTCCTGTAAAGGAACCTCACGTTTTTTAAAAGTTATAACATTATCTGTCATAGAGGAAGAAACTCAAAATAAGTGAGTAACCAAATTAAAACAAAAACTTTGGCTGCTTCTACAGAAACACGAAGAGACGCCCAAACAACCATACCAACAGCCTTTCCAGTACCTCCTCCAATTTGTTCAGCAAGATTTTCATTTTTTGAATTTTTTGACATTGATTCTTTCTCCTTTTCTAAAGCCTTGAGAATATCCTTTAACTTAGACCTCACAGCCACCTGCTCCACAAGCTAGAGTTTGAGCACCCTCTGTTGTATCACCTTGCTCGTAGTTTTGTAGCAAGTCAAAGTTAACATCAGGCATTGCCTTAACAGCTTTAATATACTCTTGTTCAGTGCAAGGAGTATAGGGTGCCTGTTGATAAGTATGTTCTGAGTAAGGTAAGAAAGACACTCCTGTAAGAGAGTCAAAGTTCTTATAGCACCACGCACCAACTTCCATCCATTCATTGTCTTTAACATAGACTGTAACACTTACTGAATGTTCTGACCAGTACTTCTGATACAACAACCAATTTTCTAACTGTTGAATAGCACCCTGCTCACTAGCTAGGACTGCATTATCAGGAGATTTAATTGGAAAGTAGAACACTGTTGTTTTAGCAGGATTCATAACGTCTGCTTCATTTGGTACTCCTGATTCTTTCAGGAAAGTTGTTAAAGGGTCATTGTTAGCTTGGCGTACAGCACGGATATAATAAGGGGCAAAGCGCCCGTGAATACCACTCGCAGAATCAACCAGCTGGGAAACAGTTCCCGATGGTTTAATAGTTGTAATCGCGGTTGCTGGCTTAATTTTGAGTTTTTCAGCATATTCTTCATTAGCCTTTTTTGCTGCCGCTTTCATCTCAGCTAACAGCATTGGATCGGGTTCTTGTAGTAAACGACAATCTTGGATACCAGTTAAACTTACACCTAACAGAGCTTCGTCTTCACAGTTAGTTTGCCAAATTTTACGCACATAATTAAAACTAGTAAGAGAAGCTTGTAGTGTACCTAAAATACTTGCTATACGAACTTTACGTATTAGTTCATCCTCTGAGTCGTTTTGACGACAAATAACCTCGGTTAGGTTACACAGTTGTCCCGATCGTAATTGGATTTCAGCACACGGATTACAACCAACAATTTCGTCACCGTTTCTCCGCGAGGGTGCCATAGCGCGTGCGCCACCACGATTGTAAATGCCTCGTTCACCAGAACCAGACTTCATTAGTGCAGTCCATTCATCCATGAAGACAGCCATAGAGGGCTTAGAATCATAAACAGCGGAATTGTTTGCTAGTGCTCGATGAGCAGCAGTTTCCCACCAACGCCCAGACTTGCAATCACGAATCTCAGGGTCTCCAAGATCACTTAGGCTAATTAAAGCAGAGCGGCGTACACCACCCACCACAACTACTTCAGCAATCTTGCATACAATGTCGTGTACTTCTTGTGGTGTTAGTTTACGACCAGCTGCTTTCTTAAAGATTGCTGTAACAAAACCAAACAATTCAACTAAAGGGGCTGGCCCAGATGCGCGACCACCCATAGTCTTTAAACGAGCACCCTCTGGACGAATCTGAGAAAAGTCCCAGTCATGTTGATTGCCAAGATACAACTCAGCAATTAGTTTACGCAAGCCCTTAGCCCAGCCTTCAGCGGAATCTTCAATTTGAAGAACACGATTAGACATATTGAAAGTATCATTAATAATAGGTAGTTTGTTTACATACTGAGCTTCAGCAGAAAAGCCTACACCAGTACCAGCCATTAAGATGAAAAGGATCTCATCAAAGACTCGAATATGGTTTACAGCAGTAAAGCTACAGTTATAGCCACGGAAATGATTCTGCTCAAGAGCCTTGCCAGCTGACCACATTGCTCTCATGGAGGGCATTACTTCCCGATTGTAAATAGCAGTACGGATTGTTTCAAACTCTTGATCAGTAATAACATTGTTACTAATTCTCGATTTCCAAAAGCCGACCAATCTATCTACGGTCTCGGACCACGTTTCGCGACGGTTTTCAGGGTCTATGAAGCGTGAGTAACGAGAAAGATGGATGAATGATTCGTAAGGTTTCATTTAGATTATCCTTCGTCTTTAGTTGATTTTTTCTTTTTAGATTTGTTAAAAGAGGTAAAAGGGTCTTTAGCGATCACTACTTTTGCTTCCCATATCCCCCTAATCTCTTCTAATTGAGCCTCTGAAAACTTAGTACTTGCTTCCTTCATTTCATTAAGAAAGAGGTTTAAATGTTCTGTAGATTTGATATTAGTTTTAATAAAGTCCTCGTAGTACTTTTTAATAGACATAGTAGTCTCCTTAATGTATTTGATTGTTGTAGTGAGCTAGCTCTTTATCTAAGTAAACCTCGACCGATTTAACTAGCAATTCACCGTCTTCTCCAACTTCTTCGGAAAAACTTCCAAGCCACTCTTTAACTCCAAGGGAAGCCTTGCTTGTGTCAGCCGTTTGAAGTAGGATATAGATTAACCCATAAGCTAATTGTTTCTCAGCGATAGCATCTTCAAGAGTCTCTTCTTCTTCTTCACTCATAAGATCAACTCTCCTTCATTGATAAACTCATCGTTACTTTTTGTTAACCTACCAGTTTTAAAATCGTATGCCATAGTACCGGACGGACCTGTGAGACCAGTATATCTACATTTTAAGACTTTTGTTTGGATTGTGTTTCTTTCACCTTCGGTATCTGCTCCAATATTTCTAGCAAAAGCAATAATATCCATCGATATTTGTTTGATAGAGCCTGAGCCTTTAATATCGTCCATAGCTGGTAACTGGCCGTCTTCGAATGACTTACCTTGATTACCTGTCTTTCTCAAGTGGCTTATAAGGCCAATCCAGACGTTATATTTCTTAACTAACCCTAGTAAGTCGTTCATTATTTTATCGATTGCTTCGTTACCTGTTAATCCTTCGGTCCCTTCGGAAGCCAAGATGGTGATATGGTCAATAAATAGATACTTAGCCCCTGACAGGCACATATACTCAAGAAAATCCATAATGGATCCATCACTGATACTGCCTTGGTGATCAAGAACAAGAAAACGGTCAGAGCCAAATACTTGATCAAAACCTGTCCTGTAGTCTTCGATAGAAATTTCTTCATTAGCAGGGTTCCTATTTAGTGCTGCGCCAGCCATCTTCCTAACGGTTTCTGCAGGAGATTCTTCTAGGGAGATAATACCAACTTTGTCTTCTGTAGTAGTTAACAAGGAAAGCGCGATTTCTCGAAGAAGAGTTGATTTGCCAGAACCAGTACCAGAAGTCCAAAGAGTAATCTCGCCAAGACGCATACCACCAAGTTTTTCATTTAACCCTTCCATTACTTCTGGATAAGGTACTGATTCCATTTCATTATAGTTTTCAAACTGTTGCCACAACTCATCCTTAGTAAGAATACCAGCAGGAGTGTATGACACAGCATCATAGATAGTTTTTAAGACCTGATCTGGATCTTTAACCCAAAGATCACAAGCATCTTTCTCAGAAGACTTAGCAATTTTAATTTTATCATAACCAATTATCCGAGCAGCTTCCTTGGTAGCTGTTTGACCTGCGTCATCCTTGTCGAGCCAAAGCACAACTTCATCAAAGTTACGTATCCAATCACGGCAAGCAATAAGATCATTAGTGGAGCTGCTGCTACGTAAGCTAACTACAGGGTAAAATGTTTTATAGCGTTTGTACCAAGCAGACTGAACCGCCATAGCATCGCACTCACCCTCTGTAATAACAAGTCTTTTACCTCCGTTGTAAAGATTCATGCCAAACAAACCCCCTTTAACAGTACCAACAGAGTGGAATGTCTTAGGAAGTTTTCTTACTTTATAACCAGATAGTTCTGTTTTATCGTAAAAAGGGTAGTAGTGAGTGTCTATTTCTCCGTCAAAATCATAAGAGCATTTTACTCCGTAATGTTCTGCTACTGTCTTATAGATACCTCTATCCTTAAACCCCCTCACAGGGTAGTCTTCTTGAATCTCCAGTAAGTTTGTAGTATCCATTTGGACCTCTTCAAAGGTTTCAGTAAGCCCCTCTTTAGAGGCAGATATGTTTTGTTTCGGACAGCTAGGGCTAAAACAAAAAGAAGATCCATCTTCGTAAATTTGCCTATTGTCACTAGAGCCACAATGATCACACGGTTGATTTCTTTTTACTATTCGTCCCATTAATCTTCCTCTTTAAAGATGTTATATAACGCTTAGTTTTTATTGTTGGTTCTTCTTTAGGAATAAATCTAATTGCTGCAATCTGACGATTATAGAACACAGGCAATCCATCTGGCTTTATTAAAGTCATACACTCAGAGACCATTTGAGAGTAAGCCTCTGAGTAATACAAGCCTCCTTTTGTCTTATAGAGGTCTACAATAGTAAACTTAAAAGACTCTTTCTTATAGAACTTAATATCCTCAGTAAGCTGTTTAGAAGAGCCAGTGTAAGACCTCCACTTCATTTCTTTTCCGTAAGTTTTAGAACGTTTCTTTCCTAAATGCAAGAATTGCTTTTTACCCCAGTAGTACTGGTTAGTTTTTAAATTATTTATGCAATAAAGAAAGCCAAAATAACCTGTAGGGTCAAAAGGATTAGACTCCCAGTGACCCATTTCTGTTTTAGAGAGCAGCATTAAACTCCTCTCGACTAAAAGAGAAGTGATCTTCGTAATCTCGCCATAGGTGTAACAGTTTACCGTTTAATAACATACGCTCATATCCGTCGTCAGGGTACTTGTTGTTATAAGCATTTGAAACTATTCTTTTGTAGTCTTGTTTCTGGCTATAACCTGCAAGTAAATTTTCGGCTTTTTTTGGACCAATTCCCTCAATTCCAGGGATATTGTCAACAGTGTCACCCATAAGTAATTGAGTCCAATAGAAACGCTCTGCGTATTGCTCCGTAACTTCATAAATAAGACCTTTTCGAGAATTATAGTGTTTACCGACAATACAATTTAAATCTTTGTCGATCGAATCAACAATGTAATCATACTCACTCTCATTACATTCGTTTGCCCAAATACGTAGCTGATCATCAGCTTCATAGCCATCGCATATAACGCCCTCATGTTTATGATGAGCATAAGCTTTTAGCATATCGAACCATTCTGGTTTATTTGAGCTAGACTTTACTCTAGACTTGCTTCTTTTGTAATCAGGATAGAGAGTAATCCTAAAGTTATTGGGACCACCAAGGGCCATTGCGTATTTGTCAGTCCAACACGCTTCTAAGTTTTCTTGTAGTTTCTTATCAAAGTTTTCCTGAGCCTCTAATAGCCCCTCTGAACCCCAGATTGATGCGTACAAAAGGACATCACCGTCTATTAAACTAATCACCAGCCTTCTCCTTCACATTGATCACACTGCCATTCACTAACATCGTTTCCATGTCTACAAATGTACCAAGGGGTTTTTTGTGAGCATTCAGAACAACGAAGTTCAAGGCCATGTATACTAGTAGAACCGCAATTCGTACTAATGAGCTTTCCATGACCATACCTGCTAGTTTCAACCCACTGGTCTACTTTATTTTTACAACGCATAAAAACTCCTAAAAATTTGATCATAAGCGATCACTATTAAAGTGATACTTTTCATTTAGTTGTCTGTTTCAATCTCCCATAATTCTGTATTATGCTTTTTAGCATAGTTGTTCCAGTAAGTTGTTATGTCATTCCAGTTAACTAAAACTTCGGGGTCTCTGGTTATCCAGACAAAATCGTACTCTTCATCTTCGAACCTAAGTTCCATGTTAGAATCATCGTGAAGTTCTCCATAGCAGTCTACGCCGTTTACTTCAATTTCCAAGGGGCCACTCCTCATTTATGATTTCATTCATCAGTTGGTTCTCTTTTTCAAGAGCAACATTTCTTTCACGCAAAACAATAGCTTGTGTTCTCCAGTAAGCAATTTCCAAATTAAGGTCATCAACCTGAGTCTCAACATCAGGTATAACCATCAGCTTTTCTTTATACTCGTCCATCTGCTCTCCTATAGTTGAATCATCGTTTAAACAAGGTTCACAAAGTTCTGCTACTGCGGGTTCACCACAAAATTGACATTCATTTTCCAAAGGCTGCCCTACGCTCTAGTTTGTGATAGTTCTCTGTCATAATGTCGCTAAGTGTCCAGCCTCGCTGATGAGCCATAGCAGTGACATACCACAGCACATCGCCTAGTTCTTCCATAATGTCTTTTTCGGTCTCAGCTAAGGCGACCTCGTTGGCTTCTTCCACTAGGCCAACCTCTAGTACTGTATGGTTACGGTGCTCATCTGTAAAGAAATCCATTGCAAGGTGCTCATACAGTTCTTTCTTCATGTATTTGTCTCCGTGTTAAAGCTACGAGCTAGGTTTAGTTGGTTAATTCTTTCTACAAGGTGGTCTACTCTACGTTGCATGGTCTCCTTCACCTCATGAGGCTCTGTATCCATCAAGCAGTCTAAACCCCTACTGTAGCTATAAAGCTCTTTTTTAAGGTTGTTGAGCTGGTAGTCTATCTGCCTATTGTTTCCAAGCCTAGAATACGTACCCTCATCGCCACCAACACCCCACTCAACATCATCAACACACTCGTTACCTGCGTTGATACTTGCTGCAGCCATACGGTACGCATCTTCATAGCTAATCGGACCATCAAGAGTCTTATCAAGATACACACAATAGTCATAGCGGTTCATTTCTTCTACATAGACTTCAATATCTACAATGTATTTGTCTGCGGTTTCTTTAATCATTTTCACGATTCCTTGTATCTAAGACCCAACCGTTACGAGTGTGAACGGCAGTAAACATTTTAGTACCATGAAGTAACCATACAACAGGGTGGCCAAACTCGTTAATTTCTAAGTTACCGATTTCACGGTTTTTAAACTCAGTCCAGCCATACTCTTTCCCTTCATCCGAGTTAATAATTTTAACCTTTATTTTTGGCATAGTTTTCTCTCTTTATAAAGTAAGCCCCTTCAGAACTGTTCCAAGCTGCTAAGAGGTCTAAGAACTGATTTCTACTCATACAAACAAGATCATAGTTTTCTGATTGAGAGTCAAACTGTCTAACCCAAACGTCTCCATCCCGATCTATTAAAAGCTCTACATCTTCATGTAAACCCTCTTCATCAAGAGTTGTTACAATGCAGTCTTCTTCTTCCATTTCAACTGTAAACATTACTTGTGTCCTGTCATGTCAATTCCAAACTCTGCAACAGCTGCTGCATAGCCATCACCATACGCTTTCGCATCGGCTTCTTCTTGGCCTAGCTCCCATCCATTCTCGTAACCAGCATCGTAACCAGTTTCATAAGCTTCTTCTCCACCATGCTCAAGCCCTGAAACATAGCCGTCCTCAAACTGCTCTTCCATTTCAGTGGTGCTAGTCTCTTTCGAAAGACTTATCAGGGTTTCTTGAAGATTAAAGAACTCTTCCTTAATCCCGTCGTCAACAGGATACTCGTAAAACTTGATGTTATTGTAAAACTTATCAAACGACTTATTCATCAGTGTATCTAAACCTACAGTAATACTCATTTTTCTTCCTTCCAGATTCTATGATAAATGTTCTCAAGACCCTTTTTATCGGGATGTCTACGTACCCACATGCCAGAGTCTGCCATGAAGTTCTTTTCAAACCAGTTGTCTAACTTACGATAACCAGTCTTCACATCTAAATCTATCTCTAGTGCCAGAGTGTCAAAGTCTGCATCAGACATGATAGAGTGATCGTAGTATTCATAGGCGTAGGCAGCTACTGAAAGCCTTATCCTACGCCTACGCTCTTGCTCTCTAATGCTCAACAGTCCAAGCCTCTATCCAATAATACCAATTATTTTCCTTAGATCTTGAAAGTGCAGCAAACTCTGCGTCTTTTTTGTGTTTAAACAAAGCTCTACAACCAAAGTCACAAAGCAAGGCGTAAACAGTTTCGCTTTCATATTTGTGGGTCATTGTCTTCTGCCTCCTGATAGTTAGCCTTCACAGTCCGGATCGGTTGCACTCTCATATTCGAAGACTTTCGCATTTGATAGACAGTCCATCCATGCTTCCATTCAGGTTGTGCATAAATGTAGTCAATCTTGTCTTCCAAGTCTTTTAACCGCTTTTCTATGCTGCTCAATTAACTTCTCCTGTTTAAGCATAATGTCTCTCTGATCTTCGATATCTCGATATTGTTCTTTAACCATTTCTTTTTCTATTTCTAAAGAGTTAACAGGCTTAACAAGATCGTTGATCTTCATAAGGATCTCCTTTTTCGTCTATGAGTTTTACTGTAATTTTATGCCACATACCCTTGTAAAGATTTTCGGCTACTTTATTAGCATTTTCGTAAGTTTCTTCAAAACAACTAAAAGTACTACCCAGTGGTATTTCTAGTTCTCTCCCATCGACCGCTGTAACGTAAATATAGGCTTTAAAAATTTCCATGCTTCTAACCTTCTGTTGTAAAGTACTTTCCATTGTCACAGAAGTAAGTCCAAGCCTCAATCTGGGACGACTCTGCTCTGCTTACTTCTACGAGTTGGCCGAGTTTATCTTTATCACCATTTCGCCACTCCAGGTAGGCATGTAACCTATCAGGGTTACGGGGGTTAACTCCGTGTAGCTGCATAACGCACTCTTGGTGTTTTACAAAAGTACCTTCCATAAAGTAACGTTCATAGTCTTGTTTTTGCAGACAGTAAGAGTATTCTAGCTCATCCATCCAAGAGCCTATGCACAGTCGTACTGGTTTAATTTCTGTTAAAGCTTTTAACTCGTTAACTCGCTTCATAAACCTATACTGTACGTAAGGGTCAAAACCGTAGTCAATAGCAAAGATAGTAAACTCATTAGTGTACATCATAATAGTCCTTCCCAATTTTACAATCACCGCAAGTCATAATGTCAATGTTTAACTCTTTTGGTGCTTCCTCAAAAGCTTGCATTAGAATTTCTCTTGCTTGTTCTGCTTGTTCACTCTTGACTTCATAAGTTACTTCATCATGGTAAAAAAGAGTAATTGCAGCATCGATATTAGATACTTTTAGCTGCTCATGCGCCATAGCAACAGTATACTTCATTACTACCGCTTCAGCACCTTGGATAAGGTAGTTTAAAGCTTTATGTCGATCTTCTTTGCTTAGTATAATAGGTCTGCCATCAAGACCTTCAATCCATCCTTTCTCTTCTACATTTTTGTTAATGCTATCAATAAGGTAAGATAAAGCAGGTAATGCTTTTTTATATCTGTTCATTGCCTTTTTTGTTTCTTTAAGACTCTTTTCAATGTAACCACTTAATTTCTGAGCACCTGCACCATAGAGGTAAGCAAAGATAAACCGTTTAGCTTGTGGTCTAGTGCAGTCTAGAATATCTGCATTCATCTGATGAACGTCTCCGTTAAGAACCGTATCAGTAAATTTAGGATCTTCCATATAGTGAGCTAGTAAGCGTAACTGACAAGCAGCAGAGTCAGCAGAGACTAAGCTATAACCTTTTCTAGCAATAAACAAGCTTCTAAACTCTTTTCCTAGTGTAGCTTGCCCTGATGGTAAGTTAGCAATAATCTTATGTGTTTGTCTAAAAGTAGGTGTACCAATGTTAAACACATCGCCGTGAAGCCTATTGTTTTCATCAACGTGAGGAAACCAACCTTGAAGAATACTTCTACGAGACCTTAACGTATAGTACTCCATTAGTATTTTTCCTACACCTCCGAGTCTCTCCAAGCTAGAGTCTGAGAGCTTTGCGGAGGTTTTATAGAATTCTTTTCCGTTCTTTTTCCAATTCCACTCATCAGGTTTCCACCCGATCGAATAGAGGTAATCTTTAACCGTATCAGTATTACCGATATCACCAGCTTCAAACTCAATACGAGTATAATCACCCCAAACGGGTAGTGAAGACTTATTGCCCAAATCGTAGACGCGCTTAGGATCAAGGCCGAACCAACTATTAACGTGTTCAAAGTATTTTCCTGCTTTAGTGAACTTCGTTTGTTTACTCTCAGCATCTGGCCAAGGTCCGAGGGGGTATCCTTTTTCATCATAACTAATAACCCCTTTGGTTTTTAATTGCTCAATTTCTTTCTTAATCTTTCTAACGCTAGAGTCTTTAGCAACCACCCTAAGACCTAGTAGAGCGTTAATTTCTGACTCCATGTCTTGCATTTTAACCGTAAGTTCTTCTTGAAGACTTTTAGCAGCCTTTAAGTCAAACAACCAGCCATTAGCACACTGTTCAGACATAATAGCGTCTAGATCCATTTCGTTACGTAAAGCCCGTACAACGTTTTTGGCTTTGTCACTAGGGCGATCCATAAACCGCTTTAGTTCTTTGTACAGAGTTTTATATACTTTTGCAAGAAGCCTAACATCTTGCTGCATATAAACAAACATATCTTCATTAAAAGTCTCAAAGCCCCCTGTGTAATCACCTTTTTGATCCCCTAGATGCTCCCCCCACCGCTTTAGAGAATGACCAAACCCAAAACGGCGATAGTTCAATACTTGAGACATCACTTTAGTACATTGTACTTTAGCCTTTGGAGTCCATCCAAATAACTTAGTCAGGGCGGGTACATCGAAACCAAGAGCGTTGTGTGCTATGATTACATCTGCTTCGTCTAGTTTGTTTAGAAACTCTTTGTGTTGCTGCGGCTTAAACCAATACTCATCACCAGTGTCTAGGTCAATAGCACCAGCACAGTGGAAAGTAGTTAGTTTAGGCAACAAGTTATCAGTTTCAATATCAAAGACTAATTTCATGTTTACTCTCTATTTTTTCTATTTCTTAGTTGATGAAAATTACTTATATAAGCATTAGTCATCACCCAGGATCTCCCATATTACCCAAGCAGCAAACGCTATTGCTACTATTATTACTGTCCAAGCAAAACTATCAACCATTCTTTAAAAGCCTTTCTATCATAACTCTTGCATCACGAAGATGCTCGTAGGCTTTGTCTAATTTCTCACATTCATAAGCTCCTGTTTCGTGCAAATGCCCTTCGGCTAACTTAGCGTGATTTAAAGCTGCTTTTAAGTCTTCCAAAAATTCAGTCATAAAGTTTCCTCTCATGTTTATGCCGTAAGACGCGTCCACAAAATCAGGCCAGTGCTTCCTCATCTTCTTTGCTCCAATATTCTTCCATGTGTACATGCAAAACTAATCTTACACTACGCCCGTTAAAAATCAAAGTTCGATAAGTATCTATAGCTTTCTCTACTTCAGAAAACCCTGTATATTCTTCCCAGTAATGTGTGTCTCTGTCCCAAATTTCAACTACGTAGATATGCATCTTCTTCCTTTCGTTTAGCCCAAGCTTCTTCGAATCCTTCTTCGTGATAGCAGGTTTCATGGTTTCCCCACATACGTTTAAAGTAGCTATTATACATGGCCACTATATCTTCTTCTTTCCATTCCCTTGGAATTAAGTGTCCCTTAACAATCCAGAACATGCGATTAGATTCTTTTTTAAAGTCATCCATTAGAACTCTCTTCAATCTCCTTTGCTAATCGGCTTGCATACCACTCAATCTTTTTAGCATCTTGAAGTTTGTTGTCTTTCTTACCAAGACGCATCGAGTACTTGTAGATTTGCCCTAAGAGGTGCGCCTGTACACCAGTGTGACCTTCAAGTAGGTAGGCCATCAAGTCAATGTACTCCATACCGTCTGGGTGCTTAGACATAACCTCTGAGCTAAGCATTTTGTAGTGTTTAGGGTTAATAATTGCGTCTTGTTGGGCCTCAGTCATTTTGTCAAAGTTACCGTGAAAGTCAGTAGTCATAAGTTTCAAGTCTTCGTCAAAGTCTTCTTTAAACATGTCTTCAATTTCCCACTCAGGGTACAAAGGCTTATTACGTGGACCTTGGTATGGGATGTCAAGCTTAGCCAGATCTTCTAGGATATCGGGTGAGTTATCTGTTGGTTCGCCAAGGGTGCTGTTGTAGCTAGGTGTAATGTCAAAAGTTGTCATGTAGTGTTCCTTTGCGATACGCTGTTCAATACGGTTATTTACGGATTCTTGGTAGAGTAGATAGGCAGAATGAACTCCTATCTGTTCTTCATTTGATAAGTCGAAAGCAATGTTTTCAGGTGTTCTTACTCGAATCTTATTACAAAACTTAACGTTACTAGGCGTGTAGTTAAAAGACCAATCATCCAAAGCTTCTTGCCAGTCAGTAGTTGCTAGGCTAGTTACCCAACCCCAACCATCATTGTCTTTATACATCACTTCATATTTCATCCGATACCCTTTAGAAGTTGGACGTGTGATTTAAGGTCAGCCATGTTATTAAAGCCTAAATTTTGTGCGGCTAGTTGTTGCGCTTCGTAACGCTCCCGACCAGCATCATACTCAAGAATTGCTGCACTTTCTTCAAATTTTTCGTCTAACTTTTCCCAGTCCTCTCTTATAAAGGACTCTTTTTCAAAAAAGCTAGCGGCTTCTTGTTGATAACGGTCAGCAATCTTTTTAAAATCTAGCGACATGTTAACCTCCTTTTTTAGTGTTCCAATTAAACTTGTCTTTACCATTAGAGTTGTCTTCAGGCCGTAATCGTTTTTCTAATTCTTTTGCCTCTTCCATACTTAAGTTTTCAGCAATTATTACTATCTTAACTTCGTGCCAGTAACGGCGCACAAAATTGTTAACACGCCGAGGCTTTCTAGTAGACTCTACCGAGAAACACTCCCGATCCTCAATACGATAACGCATCTTAAGGCCATTTACTTTAAGTTTAGTCCGACCAACATAACCTTGAGTCCAGCCTTTATGTTTTCCAGGGACATGCATCCAGTATAAGTTTTGAGTACCATCAGTGTTGCAGTCTTTATACGCCTTAGTCATACAAGTAGTCATCATAGATTTATACCTCTGTATAGATGTGGGGGGAAGAATTAAAGCCTTTGTAAAGAAAGACAGATTTAGAATTAAAGATAGGTTTTTCATTATCCTTAGAAACAAACGTTTCATACTTATAAGGGTTATAAGTTACTTCATTAGATAAGTTAGTGTGAGAGATATCACTATAGTTAGTAAGAGTCCCACGAACAAATGCATGAACGTTCTTTTGGCCCGTATCAATCACCTTTTTACGACCCGCAGGTTGGACAGCAAAAGTAACATCTGTTAGTGCGACATAACGGCGGTGGTACAGCACTTTACCCTTATGCCTAACACTAAACACGTTCTTGTGTAAGTTATAGTACACTTCTACTTTTATGCCGAGGGCAACTTCAATTCTCATCAAACTCTCCCCACTCGTTTCTGATGTCATACTCATCATCGTTCCAGTTAAGGTCATCAACGTGGATGTCTTCCCACTCTATTTCTTCGTCTATTTCTTCTTCTTCTTTTACTGCACCTTCCAAAGCTTCTATCTGAACAAGTGTTTCTTGGAAGACCTTAACGTCAAACCCTTTGGCTTGGTGATGTTCCGCATACTCCATAGCCTGTGAGAAAGACTCGACAGACTCGTAAGTGTGTGCTGAAACAGTTTTCTTCCAATCTTCGTGGTAGTAGTAGCTCTTAACGGTGTAGGTAGTGTCAGTTGGTGTCATGTTATTCTTCCTCTATTTCATTCATATCAGAGTCGAAAACAAGTATTTCGGAATCAATCAAGTTATCAGTATCAGGTGCTAACCATTCAAAGTTATTATCCACATAGTCTTTAGCTTCGCGAGGGCTTCCAGAAGGAATATGAACCATGTATTCATACTCTGTCCTAACCCTAACATACATTATCATCCTAGTGCCTCCTCAAAAACTGTTAACTTGTAGATTTCTGTTTCAAATCCATCGTCTCTAAACTTCTGTGCTGCGTCTTGAGCCCAATCGAGGTCTATATAAGTCATGGTTTGGTCTTCATAGTAGTTCTCATTAGTAGCACGAACTTCAAACATTTCTTCCCGAAAGTCAGCCATTAGTAGTACTCCTCTACTGCTTCTAGTACATCATTTAGTTGAAAGTGTTTTTCCGTAGCCATTGCTTCATAGAAAGGGTGTACAAAGTCGTCCTTGTCAGCCCACAAAATAATGATTTTATTTTTAGTGTGAGCAAACATTAACTCCATAGAAGTGCCAGTACCTCTACCAGACCCTCTACGCACATCAGCAACCACAATGCGGCTATTGGCAATGTCTTGCATGTCTTGCTTAAAGATACGTTTACAGATGTTTGTAGTCTTTGTAATATCTTGGATATTCTCCTCTAGTTGATCATGGAAGCTAATGCGCCTTGTCGGATCTAAGCATTGAATACCAGACTGCTCTAGCTCAAACCTCATGTACTCACGCCAACTTTTCATCCAATGTTCAGAACAATCTTCCATTGGTCCTGCTAGGTATACAGATTCTTTTGTCATAGATACTCTCCGTTTGCGTAAAAAAGGAGAATCCTTTGTAGGATCCTCCGTTGTTGTTTCTAGAACATGATTTCGTCATCAATTTCTTCAGAAAGGTCTTGATTGTCACCTACAGTAACAACTTTAGTCTCAACCATTTCAAAGTCATCTTCGCGTGGCTTTGGGCTGTACTCATGGAGAGTAGTAATTTGTAGTGCCATAAGCATTGTAGCAATGCCTTTCTTACCGCCTACATCATAAGGATACTGATAAATACGAGCATTAGCAATAGAACCATTGCCAATCTTATCAACATCTACTTCTGTAAGATCACCTTTAACTACTTGTACAGGGTTTTGATCAGCCCCGTCACGCTTCTTGCTTTTCTTCTTAAGTGTGGCTTTGTAAAATACACCACTAGCATCATCGTCAGTCTTAACGTTGATGTTCATGTCTTTCCATTCTTTAGCTTGCTTTTTGTCCCGTGTACGAATTTGAGTTTCCCACGTAGGATTTTCCTTATCAAAGCGGTCGTTGGGACGCGCAGGGTTAAGTTTGCAGAAAAAGATTTCAACATTTTTAAGAATTGCCATTTGGTAGTTTCCTTTTGGATTTTTACATTTGTTTTAGTTTCGGTGATAGTAATTATAATCATTAGCGATCTCTATTTTAGCTAACTATATCAACTATTTGATCTATTTGATCTTCGTACATTTCTAGATAGAAATCATCATCGCTTCCATAGATTTCAAAACCAGAAGCCATTGCACCAAAGCCATCTTCAAATACATGAGTAACAGTGGCAGCAGGTATTTCTGGCATGTCATCCCATGCTTTGATTCGGATGTGCGAACCAACACTAAGCAAAGGCAAAGTCTGACTTGAGGACTTGTGAGACATCGAGGTCTCCTTTCTTTGGGATTAAATCTAAAGAGTCCATCTGATCAAGGATGTACTCTAAGGGGTTTAAGTCATAGAGTTCTACAAACTTTTCTCTGACATGAACAAACAAGTGTTCCATGTGACCTGCTGTACAACCGAAAGAATCGTGTACTACCGTAACAGGATAGTTTGCATCGTGGACTGTCATAGCCAAGTGTACTGCGTCTAAGCTATGAACAATATTCGGAGCCGCGCCTGATTTTTGTTTACTATAATCAAGACTAGACTCTTCCCAGACTTGAATCTGGATTTGTAACTCTTCGTCACCGTACCTAAGCCTGACTCGTTTTGCAGCAGCTTTTCTATACTTGTGAACAAACGGAAAGTTAGTAACAGGTGTGTAGTAGGCTATTGGAATGTTCTTTTCATTCTCTCTCTCTGCTAGTTGTTTAAACATTTTTAAAAGCTTGGCTGGTCCTTTTAACTCAGCATAACAGGTGTCGTAGACTAAGTGGCCTAGTTTAACACCCCACGCTTCTTCTTTGTCTCTTAAGTACTCATTAATACCTCTTGTATCTTCATTAACTTGCTCACCCATACCGAACTTAGTACCGCCGTAGCCTAGAGTCATAACGTTACGTTTAACAGACTTTCTTTGTATTTTCTTATCTTGGATTGCATTCCAGAAGATAGGCCAAAGTTTTCTGCTTAAGTCGTAGTTATGGTTTTTAAACTCTCGTAAAGCTTGATAAGCTAGCTTGTTCTTTTCAGTTCCTTGGGGCCACTTTTCTGCTTCTCGTTTTAACAGAATTATCTCCTCATAGAGTTTTTGAAACTCACTATATCCCTCTTGGCCCAGATCATTAGAAAGATCAGAGATAATCTCCCACACTTTATCAGCGATAAACATATAGACGTCACCAGGAATTTCAGAGGGTACCAAGTTAACAAGAGGGGCAACTTCAGAATCTTTAGACATTGCTGCAAGGTGTTGTACTCCGTTATTTGATCCATCGATATACACAGGTAAACACGATGGAAAGGTTTCTTGCTCGTTACCGTCTCCACACCAGTTGCTTAACATTGACAGCTCATGGCAACAAGCCAGAAAGCACCAAGGCTTTTCTGCTTCCATCCACTTATCATATCTAGCAAAGTTTTGAACGTAGCTCATTATGTCGTCAAAGTTATCTCTAGTCCACAAGGCCCGTTCATCGAGAGAAACTTTATCATTTCCCCACATGTTAGCCGTATGTACACATAACCAGTAAAAGCCGTTTTCTCCTAGCAGACTTGCTTCGTCTAACAACAACAAGCCTTTGGCATTGTCTGAAGACTGTTCATGCAAGTAAGCAGTATTTGGATAGATACGACCTCTAAAATCTACGTTGTACAGATGATAGAAGGTGTTGTTTAGGTGTCTCTTGGCTAGCTTTTCTATTGCCTCTGTTTCAATTAACAAGGACGCTTTCTTCTGTGGATCAATTTCCTTTGAAAACTTAAAGGGGTTCTTTTCTAAGTGCATACACTTTTGATACACTTCAAACACTTCTTGATTTATCACCCAGCCTGTACCAGTTAGTTTGTTAAGAGTTTCAGTTAAGTAGTCTAGATCTGCATCAGGGATAACTTCTAAAGCATCTTCGTGAGCGTTTCTAATTAACGGTCTTCCACTATCAGGGTGAACAGTTTGTTTATTAAGCCACTCTGAAATTGGTGTACTACAAGGGAACATGTCAGAGATTTCTATGTCTACCAGCTCTATCATGTTTTGTAGAGATTCCCAGTCTTTTACTTTAAGCTGATAAGTAGGATATTTAGACCTCTTGTTTTTAACTTTCATATGTTTGCAGTAGTAGCCTAGTATATCTAGCTCAAAATAAGAAAGTAGAATATACCAACCTGCTTGTACTGCCTTTATAGAGTCTTGTTTTAATTTTAACTTCTGCCGTATTCGACCCCCCATTCCTGCAATTATATCTGTTAAAGATGATTTTCTTTCTAGTCCTTGTAATATATGAGGATAGGTAAATTCAATCAAAAATCCAGCATCTACTTCTTTTAAGAAAAACGCAGCATTACGCCCTTCTAGGAATCCTTGTCGATAAGTTAGATCTTCAATAAGTTCTTCTAAAGTATTCATACTTAACTATTTCCTTACATCGGCGTTGTACAAAAAGTACCCAATTATTCTAGGAACACAATAACAGTATATTACTCTTCGTCTTGTTGACTAGCACCTTCCTTGTAATAACCCAAGTGAAGAGCGTAGCAAATAAGACCTAAAGTATATAGTGTTAACATTCATTTACTTTCGAAAAAAAAAAATTTAAAGGTTAGTTAACCCCCCACCGCCCCGAAGGGCAGCAGAGGGTAAAGTTTTTATTACCCGTCTAAGCGAGCAACTTCGTTTTCGAACGTTTTAGTCCAGTTTTTTATGGATGTTACACAACATCCAGCTTCTTCCGCAGCTTGCGTGGCGGGAATGCCACTAAGATAACGTCCTACTGCGATTAGCCGATCGCTGTGGATTCGCGGCGAATACGGTTGGTTGTGCTTTAGGCTATAGTTAAAACCTTTGGACAACATTTTAACGGTTGGAAAATTTCTCATACTGACTTCCTTTCAGGGATTTGTTTATTTTCTTCAGCAACAGGGACATCAATGTAAGTATGCCCCCATTTCTTATCGATTAGCTTTACTAGAGACTTAAAGCTGATGTCTTTTTTCTTCATTCTATATCCTTATAAAATAAATGCCGACCTACTTTAGTAAACGGCTTCTTCCCTTTTGCCCAAAAGGGCATAACATCAACAGTATGATAGTGAGTTATACCGTGGAACATAAACATTTCTGGTTTTTTCATCATGTTTATACTAGCTTTTAACATAGCCTTATATAACTCTATTTCGTACTCTGTCCCATGTTTAATGGGGTTATCTGGTTTCCCGTCGTGAGTCCAGCTAAATTGTTTATTTTGCCAAACCACATCACAAACGTTATTAGGGTAGCGTTCGCTCTGTACCCTATTTAACGTAACAGTTGCCACGTAGAATTGTCCTACGCCCGACTCAGAGCGAGCTTCGTAGAACATATTCATAGCTAGACACACTGCTGCCTCAAGCAATGGGATCATTATTAAAGAGTCTCCTTGTCTCTTTGATTTAAACACCAATCTAGAAAGTCACTTGATAAAAACGCCAAGTCTTTATCTGGAAACTGGTAGTATATCATTATGATGAAATTACTAATAATCTCACTGTTATGACCTTTTCTTACTAGCCAGTCTAAAACATAGTCGGGTGGAATATCACCTTCACGGGCGTGGTGAATTACATCTACCATCCACTCCCCTCGAAGACAAGCATCGTGAAGTTCAGAAGATACTTCTGCCCTTGCAGGAGCAATATAAATAACTACTACAATTAACGCGACAGTTATCCATGTGATTATTGAGCTTACCCAAGAGTACTTCTTCAGTAAGTTTTTAAAATAGGTCATGACAGCATAACCCATAAAGTTACTAGGGCGGCTGTAGTTAGCATTATTTCATTTTCCATAGTTAAACTCCTATCCTGTTATTGTTACGTAGCTGTCGTCTTCTGCCCAGTTATGTAGAGTAGAAGAAAAGAACGAGTGTGGTATTTTGTACTCAGTAAATGTGCCATGTACACTATCACCCTCACAAATTCCACGGTAGTTCTTCAGTTGAGGGGGAACCTCATCAAACGTAAGACAAACGATAGCACCTTTGCTATACATCTGCGCCTTGTCTTTTGACTCACACCAGTGAGTGATAGAACGACCCTGAATCCCTGCAAGCAAGTCATCAGCTTCCAACCGTGTTGTTCCTCTGAATAATCTAAGTGCTACACTCATTTTTTCTTCCTTTTCTTTTTCTTTGGAAAAAGCCCAAATAAAAACTCAGGCAAAAAGAATCCAATGTAGCCAGAAGTGCCAGCTTCACCAGTTGTTCCTGTGACTGTAGCATACACAACAATTGCAGTTGCTACTAGAAAGCCAATCGGTGATCCCCACCACGGTGTTTTCCACTTAAGAAAAGTAGAGATTAAGCCGCAGAGCAAGAATCTAGTGATCCCCCCTGCGACTACCATTATAAAAACATCACTCATGACTGCACCATCGCATGAGAGATAAGCCATTGGATAGTCCGTGGCGTTTCGTTCCACGTAGGGAGATAAAAGCATTCCTCTCCACTATATTCAATTAGTGCTGTGTCAAACACAGTCACTAGATTGTAGTTTTCACATACGAGTGTAGCTATATTTAGTAGTTCCATAGTATAGTCTCCTCTTGGGGGTCATACACGCAGTATTGCTGTATGTTGTTGTACGCAAAGCCCGTACAATTTGGCGGGGATACCATTTCTGATACCCCCTGTAGTATTAATAAAACCACGAATTATTTCTGGCAAAGCAGCTACCAGTGTATCCTAGAAAACCAGCTGGAATTCCGACAACAGCCAGCATTCCCGCACCTATACCCAGAGTGCTGCCCGTGAGGACAGGAGCAGTGATTGCTCCCAATAGCCCAACAGTAGCTCCAGCAGCAATCCCAGGTCCGACTAGAGTCATCCCTGCAACAGTACCTATCGTGGCTGCTATACCAGTAGCAATCCCCACTCCAACACCAATAATAGTGTCAGTACGATCGCATACTGCTGTACGCACATCCCACTCGGATGGCACAGGAGTGGTGTCGATGTAGGAATACGTAGTGGGCGTATCTACAGGAGCAGCATGGGCTGGTTTTATTGCCAGACCAATAAAAAATGTCACTGCCAGTATTATTAAAAATAGACTGCAGAAAGTGTCGATTGCAGTCAAAGCCCGT